CTCCGTCTTCCAGCCCTGTAACGGTAGGGCGCTGGGAATCCACAACACTCCGCGCCCGTAATGCGAACGGGGAAGGCTGTACGGGCGTTTTATTCTTACTCGGTGGCCAGCGTTCGAAAACGTTATCAGTCACCCACGCACCATTTCGATAGGTCTGGTTTGCTGTTTTCCCGTCACCTATGTTTATTGTGCGAGTCTCAGCAGGCTTCGCTGCCACAGGCTTACTCGGCGGCACACCTAACTCACGGGCGGCAAAAAGTTTTGCTTTCGCCACAGGCATGTTAATGCCAGCCCCAGCCGCTTTAGCGACCAGCCCCGCCGCTCTTGTGTTTAGTTTATGCACGTAGTCGTCATAATCTCCTTGGAACGCTCCCACCGATGCTTCAGGCGATACCGCGCCATCCTGCGACCCAACGGGTACGAAATCGCTCTCTACACCTTGTTCCGCCGCAAAACGTGCTTGCATCCCTGCCAAGAGTTGGTTTTCTTCATCAGCCCCGTACGCTTGTGGCTGCGCTCCGGGGCGCGGCATCTCTCCCACGCCGGGCGGCAAATCAATGGAAGGTAGCTCAATACTGGGCGGGCCGCCTTCTGGAAGAGGCGACGGATCGGGCGCTCCCCCAAGACTCTCTAGCCAATCTCGCTTTTTCTTGGCGAGAGCGGCGGCGCGTTTTGATTTTTCCTGCTCAAGTTTTATGCGATCCCCTTCATACCCAACGCGTCGTTCGTTGAGTTGGTAGTTTAGTAAGTCATTCCGGCGTTTCGCGGCAAACTCGGCATTCGTGGTTTTGCGTTGTTCGCTGATACCGTACAAGCCGACAAGGCTATTCAGGATGTTGAGCGCGTTCAGCCTAGCCATCACACACGCCCTCCGTTATAGCCTGAATGCCCTAGCATCCCCGGCGTGTTGAAACTTTGCACAGCGTTATACCCCGGCGGTGCGGCGTAAGGGTCTTGCGCGGCACCGGCCATGTTCAGACCACCTCCGCCGCCCAGACCTGGGGCCGAGCCGGAGAACTGTGGATCGTCCTCAAACATGCCCAATCCAGCTTTCATGAAGTCAACGGGTTTGGCACCTTCAAACAGACTTCCCGGCCCTGTAAGACCTCCGAAAAATCCACCACCACCACCCGTAGCGCCGCTCAACGCCAATCCGTCAGCAACACCTGGACCCAGCATTCCGCCCGCAGACATCGCACCTGCCGCAGGACCGCCACCGAACATCCCGGCACCCGCAGGCCCCATCGCATACATGGCACCGGCACCCGCTGCCAAGGGCAGTAACGTACTCATTTTGCCCATGTTAGATACCCTTCCCGCCGCCACCGCCGTATGTAGGTTCTACCTGACCGCCCGCGCCCATACCCATACCAATGGCTTGCCCGAAGGCGTCAAGGCTGCGGTATGGGTAGTTCTGCGCCGATTCCCACTGCCCGATGGCATCGTTGATGGTCGTCTGGTTGAAGTCGCGCTCGACATCACCCATACCCAAGCCGAACTGGGCGATCTGATTCGCCATGCCCGGTGACGCCATCGCGCCTTGGAACATGCGATTCAAGTCGTTTTCGCGGGCTTGCTGCTGCATCCCGCTCATCGCCATGCCTGATTGCAGGCGGCGGTTCTGGTTGTTTTCATACGCTCCGCCGTAGATGCCGGTAGCCAAGTCGTTCAAATCGCGACCGTACATCTGCTGTACGCCGCTGTTGGACAAGCCTTGCCCAGCTACGGAGTTGGTCATGCGCCCCTGCACCATGTCCGCGCCTCGCTCGAATGTCTGATCGAGAAACTGATTCCCGCCAGGGCCGGAGTTGAATGCGTTGTTACCGTTCTTAGCCATTAGTTCGAGTGTCCTGGGCCTTCAATGCGGCTTAGTAACTCCTGAAATTCCCCCCTCGACGGGCGGTCGTCCAAGTTATACGGTGATGTGCCGGGGAAAGGCCCCCCGCTGTATGCGTTTAAGTGGTTGTCCCAACGCCCCTGGGATACCAAGTCGTTAGCGGGACCTGCTGCCGAAGGCGCGTACCGATCGAGGTGTCCACGCATCCACATAGAATCTCCCGATCCCCCTCGACGAGACGTCAAGACTCCCTGAGAAGCGGGGGGTACTTGACTCATTTGAGGTGTGGGCTGAAAAAGTTGTGGTGCGGCGGCAGATGGTATACCCGAAATGGCTGCGGGAGGAGGAGCCGCAGCGGCACCACTGGCGATAGCCATCGCAGCGCTAGGGTCCAAGCCTTCCCCGGCACCGCTTTTACCGCCGCCCCACGGCATCGGTGAGTAGAAGTTATTAGGCCCGCCTGATCCGACATCACCGCTCAAGAACGGGTGTATGTAGGCGGGTTGGTTCATCCCGCCGCTGGTGAACCGCGACAATATGTTCTGCGCGTTGGGGAGGGTGGAGGTCATATCCTCTCGACCAGCCTCAAGCGCAGCCTGATGTGTTGGGGTTAGATCGGCAACTCGCTGCCCTGGATACGGGTTATATGGTCGCTGCGATAACCCTTGAGCGCGGCCCATAAAATCTTGAACCGCTTGCATAACAAACGGATGAGGCTGGGAAGTCTGCCCGCCGCCACCGCCACCGCCACCCTTACCCATTACAGCACCTTCCGCATTTCAACGTCACCTAGTTCAAAACCCAAGCGCTCGCCCCACCGCTCAAACTCTGCTTTATACCCTCTGAATGTTACCATAGCGCACCCTTCTCGCCGGGCCAGTTCCTCGGCAAACGCCAGTCCTGCTGCCGTCGCTTCCTTGCCGCGGGTGTTGGTGTACCAGACGTGCAGCGTGCGATTGTTGGGGTTGAACGGGTCCGTTTGGCGCACCAGAACCGCCATTCCGGCGTACCCCCCGGTGTCGTCGCGTATCACCATAAGCAGGGCATTACCCGCTCTAATGGAGGAATACACATCCTCTAGCCACACTTCATCGCGGTCATGCCCCCGGCATTCATCCACATCGGGTGCCACGTCTTCCCACACGTCGTGCAGGTTGCGCGGATCTAGGATCATGGCGGTGTACGTCACATTTTGTACCAGTTCATGCCGTCACTTATTAGGCGCATCACGTCGTACTGCGCTGCAATAGTAACCGTGGCTGTACCGTCTATTTTTTCGGCCCCACTAGCGGCTAAAAGCACCTTGTTCGCGGACGTGTCTATCTTCTTTATCCTCATTTCGCGGTCAAAAAACTGCGCTGCGGGGATCAGTACCAGCGTGACAGCGCTCGCTGATGCGTCGGCTAGTACGACATCGTGCGCGATACCTTGCCCGGTGGTGACGGTTATGGCGTCATAAGCAGTCCAGTTCACCTGCTTGATCAACTTGTTGAATAGCGTTGTCAGCTCGGCCCGTAAGAGCGGGTCCATACGATTGGGTAGTACAACACCTGCGGGTATGCGTTCCATTACTCCTCGCTATCCGGTTCCATCTCGACATCCAGCCCGGTTATTTCCATCGACCCTGTGTAGCGATGCTCCACCTGATGCCAGCGGGCAGCGAACACACTATCAAACGCGCCATCTACCAGCGCGCGAGCCGCCACCGCAGTGCGTACACTCGCTGTGGCGTCCCCCACGTTGTCGGCGTAGAAATGGGTCATTTCCCCGGTTGTAGGTTTTGTCATAAAGCGGGGGCGAAAGCGCTTTGAGTGCATAATCAACCCATCCTGACCCGCAAATCCAGTCTTGTACGAACAGTTGTTACCCTCCCCCTCCATCTTGTAAATGATGTTGTTGGTGCCTACAAAACCTGGGGCGTGCGTGCCTGCCGTCTTGAAAGCGATATCGTAAGGTGAGACGGGTAGATCATCCCAAGTCGCATAGAACGAACCCAGGTCGTCATACGTGATGCCCGGCTCCAGATACTCAAACGGGTATGCCACCGTCTTAGCACCAAACCCCCACTTCTTGCTGCGGTAATTGAACACCACAACACGGTCAAGCGTGCCGTCACCGGCCCCACCTGAGTTGCTGGGATACCACCAGTACACCCGCCAACCTGAGCGGTCGTGATAACCCACCATGCTTTGTGCCTGCGATACGTCGAGATCAGCCAAGAACGTCTCCGCCACATCGTTTTCGAGTGCTACCGCCCGTGTACCGTCAAACAGGTAGAAATTATCCCGTCCAGGCCATAAGACGCCCAACCCTTCAACGTTGACCAGCGAGTGATGCGACCACGCGCCTATTCCGTCTCCGGGTATCCGCACCCACGACCAAACTTGCGGCGCACCCACGTACTGGCCCAGGTAGGCAAATTGGGGTTTGAAAGCAACCACGTTACTACCCACGCGCCCAGCCGCGACAATCCCCCCATCTCCGTCGGTGAGTAGTCCAGTGGTTGCTTGGGTGGCAACGTCTGCCGTCCAAGAATCAATGTTACCGGCGGCGCAGCACCACCAGCGGTTCGGTGAGTCGCCATACGTCCCCTCAGTTGTGTTGAAAGCCATCAAAAAATCCAGCACAGATATGACGATGCTGGCTTGCGGTGCCCCCGCCACAGCGGTGAAGTCGGTGCTGGGGGCAGTTGATTTGAGCAGTCCGGTGCCTTTCTGCGCCGCCAATACCTGCTCGCCATACGTCGCGAACGACCACCGCATCGAGCCTGTGGCGGTATAAGGCCCGCCTGCCCCATCGCGATTCGTCCACCCGCTGGCATTCACGTCATACAAACTGGCAGTTTTAGCGGAGGCGGAGCCTTCCGTTCCGGCCACAATCCGGTTGGTGCCGTCTAGGTTTCTCATGGTAAACACACTGGCGACCGCGCTAGGCCCGGCGGTTATCCCCGCGTTGGAGTCCCCCGGCAATGCTTTGAACCCTTTCAGTGTGGGGATGAGTAGGTCGCAATCCACCAACACGCCAGGCGTGGTGGGGTCTGCGTCAGGGGCGTAGCCCAGCAAAGGGAAAAACATCCGTTAGTACCTCTTCCGTGCGCGTCCCGTCGCCTGCATCTTGCGGCCCCGCTTCTTGACCTTGTTCTTGCACCGCTCAGCGGCGGCGTAAAAGTAGTCAGCTTGCTGCGGCGCGCGGAGTTGATCGCGAAACAGATTCCCCTTGGCGTGCAGTCGTACCATTTCTTCGGCATCTGTCATCCAGCCGTTGGTCGCACTGTCAGCAGCGGCAGCGGACACCTCCATGAGCTGGCGCACCCCCGCTATTTTCAGCAGGTAGTTATCCGCTGGAGGCGGGTAAAGCCTGACCGTATTGGAGTGAAACACGTAGTTTGACGGGTAGCCGTAATACTGCCCCGAATCCTTACTGTCTATCTCAACCCAAGGTTCTTTGCTCAGGGCATAGTCACGGGTGCCGATAACCGCTTTCATGGTGTCCACAGACACCAGATTGATGCCGAAGGCCGATAGCGACAGGTACGTTACGGACGCCGACGCCGACGTGGTGGTGTCGTTGAACTCGTTGAAGAAGAACCGCTCGTTCTCAAAGTGTTTGATAGCCGACACGATGGCGTCGATAACGGTTGACGCTCCGGCGGATATATCGCCGCGTTTCATTTCCGACGCGATGCGCGTTCGCATGATGCCTAGCGTACTCATTGGCTCACCTTTAGATCGTCAATACGCCAAGTATAGCGGGTTCAGTCAGGCGGACGCGGCTTGGCGCTCCATAGCCGCATCGCGGTGCTTTTGGGCGGTGTGCATCAGTACCGCCGCTGCGGTGAACTCGTCACCGTTTTCGTTCAACATGCTGCGTAGTTCTTCCCGCCACACGTCGGCATACGGGGTATCTGCGTAGGCGTGCCACCAGGGACCGCCCAGCGTCCAGTGCAGGTTGCTAGGCTTTTCATGGTGCCCGTATTCCCCGACTAGCCAGTTCCATTTAAGCGGGAGGTCGCCAATAGCCTTCTCCCCGTGTGCCCAGAACATTTGATGCAGCTCCGCAGGACTCGCCCGGTTGACGTAGTACGGCGTCAATATCTGGCACTTAGCCGCGTTGAACATCATCACCGACGACCAGTTTTTCTTAGGGTATGAGTGCTGGCGCGCACCCAGCATTTTGGTTTCGGTGGTGGGTTGGTAGTCGTGCTTGCAGCACATCACATCGTAGTCGTCATCACGAAGGCGGAACAACTTGGCAATGTCATCTTGGAACAGCATGTCGCAGTCCATGAAGATCCCCCACCCTTTGTAGTCCAGCAGGTAAGGCGTGAGGAAGCGCGTCAGCGAGAACTCAGTAGACGCGCGAGCGTCGACCTCACGGTTATACACGCCCGGGGGGAAGTTGGACTTGCGGATAGGGGTGATGCTTACCGGCATACTCGACCGGCGCATGATGCTGTGCGCCAGGACGTGATACGCGGCGGACTCTTTGCCGTCGTAGCCGATGAACACAGGGATAGTAGGTTGGAATACGTGGCTCATGTTCCTTCCTTCGGGGTTAGCAGCGCGGTGAACTCCAGAAGTTCATCCGTTGGCTCGCCTTTCTCGTCTATCTGATAGCCTAGGTCTACTACGCCGTCCTCTATGAACCAATCGGCGTCAAGTTTGGCAATCCACCAGTCCGGCGGCTCGACAATCAGGTGCGCGTTTCGTCCGTCAGGCAGGTGCTTTACCGCCTCTTTGACGTTGACGTTCAGCAGTAGCCGACGCTTGGTCTTGCTGCGTAGGTGGGTCAGAACCTGATCGAGATTGTCAGGCTCGATATGCTCAAGCACGTCGGTGCAGACGACGATATCCGCCGGTTCAGGGTTGGCTGAATGCTTGGCTATGCCGGGGTCGTAACACTTCACCGAGAAGGGTAGATGCAGGTTCAACTCGCCTTTGCCGCAGCCGTAATCCAGCACGTCGGATGTTTCCAGCGCGGCGGTCAGACGCCACACCGGCTCAGCCCAGCGGCTGGAGTTCTTGCCAAACTGAGCCTTGTTGGCGTGCATCTGCTCAAGTTGCTTTCGGTAGTCGTCAGATATCAGCATTGGTCTAACTCCCACAGCCAGTCACTCAGGTACTGTTTCACGCGGTTTAGCACCGGCGTCCAAGATTCAGTTTCGTCTTGGCGCATCACCTCTACGTGATCGCCGTACCAAGGCATGTGATTACCTTCTAACTGATAACGCCATGCAGCGCGCCACGGGGTGAGTGCCCAGCACGGCACACCAAACGCGCCGCAAGCGTGGACTACGGAGGTGTTCACCGAGATAACCAGGTCGCAGGCCGGGAGCAGCGCGGGGTAGCAGATGTCTAAGTCGTTGATAAGCGTGCTGTCATGCGCGAGATTAACGCCCGTGTCTTTGGTGAAACCCGCCACTAACGGGCCGTAAAAACCCATCTGTTCGGCGGGATCGTACTGCAATGACACCCAGTTGATGCGATCTTGAAACTCCGCCAGCAAGGGGTGTATCTGCGACATAGACAAAGAGCGTAAATCGGCCCGTGTGGGCAGTGTGCCGCCAGCCCATGAAATACCCACTACGGGGCGTTCGTCGAACTGACGGCGAATACGCTCCTTATTCGCGATATCGGGCTTCAGATAGGGCTTGCGCTCTGGCCAGTCCGCCATGTTTCCGCCGCGAAAGTATTCCGCTAGGCCGATAATAGGGATACGAGCGTCAGCGTTATGCCACTTGGGCCATGTGATTTCGCTTTCCTCACCTTTGCGGGTGCCGTAGATAGGCAACCATGCGAACGAATTGCGTGCGATGTTCACCAGCCGGGGGTGTGTTTCGAGGATAGGCATTACGCCGTGGTTGATGAGGTCCGGCAGCATGGAGTAGCCGAGTATTTCATCACCCACACCTTGCTCACCGTAGACAATCACGGTTTGGTCTGGGGTGCCGTCCCAGTAGGGTAGTCCGCCGTAATCGCGGTATTTGCGGACGCCGCTGGCGGTGCCGCGCAGGTTCAGACCGTGGCGGTAGGCTTTCCAGCCCTCGTCCCACATGCCTTTTTCCAGGTACGCCAGCCCGCGATTCCAGATGGCGTCATTGTTCTCCGGCTCGCGCTCAAGCAGACGATCGGCCAGTTCGATAGCTTTGTCGGGGGTGTGGTTATTGACGTACACCGACGCGAGGTTGCCCAACGCTTCGTTGTTATCAGGATCTAACTCCTGCGTCTTGCTGAACGCTTCAAGCGCTTCAGTGGTGCGCCCTTCGAGTTGGTAGATAGAGCCAAGGTTATTGTATATCTCAGGCATGTCAGGGGCGAGTTGAAGCGCCCGCATGTACAGGTTTTCAGATAGCCCGTGTTTGCCTGCCTTGAGATAGACCGTTGCGATCAGGAAAATCGCTCCAGCATTTTCGCGGTCTGCCCGCAGAAGTTCTTCGCAGTAACCCGCTGCTGCGGCCAGTTGCTCGTCACCAGGGTGTTCTAGCATGAGAATGCTAGTTATCGCTTCAACGCGCTCACGCACGTAATCGGGTAGTTCAGCCACTTGCGTCCTCCTCAAGACGCCGGGGGCTTGCGCCCCCGGTGCTACATTTTAGTCGTGTTTACCTATCGTAAAAGTCGTAGAAAATACGACCCGTGATAACCACAGATACCGTCTGGGTGCCCGACACTTTCGAGGCGATCACATACTTCCAGCGTTCTCCGCCAGCGTCATCCCATGCCGGAGTGAACGGAACAGTTGCCACCGCCACAGCCTGCGTAGGCATTTTCCCCATTGCAGATACCGCAAAAGAAGCGGAATGCCCGTGGCGGACGCCAAGGTTTATCACTTGCGTTGCCGCTCCAGCGGCTTGCGTGCCGATGAATTGGACGTTTTTCGCGTTGATAGGAATCTTGGCGAGAAGCACCAAACCAGAACCGGAGGCCGACAAAGCTGACGGACCCCAGTTAACCGGAATGCTGTTAGCGCCGTGGTTGGCTACCGGGACGATATTCGCCTGAGCCATTGATGCAGTTGCAGTTACAGCCATATCACTAACCCTCCGTTATGCGCCAGTCCACGAAGTGGCAAGCACGATAGCGCCGAAGTCGGACCCGTTGTAACGAGCCTTCTTCAAGCCGCTGATCATACCGGCACCTACGCCGAGCTGATTGCGGTAATCGAACAGTTCCTCGGTCCAGTCCATCTTTCGACCAGCCCCGTATCCCTTTCCGAATGCCTGAATAGCGGCTTGTGCGCCGCAGAAAACCGCTCGCCGGACTTTCGCCTCAGTTGCGGACCCTGACGCACCAAGCGTCACACGAGTTGATTCGTGAAGAACCACACCGTTATACACACCCAACGCACCCGTAAAGATGGGGTTGTTGTCCACACGTCCACCAGCCATAGCCTGTTTCTGTGCGTCGTACCAAGTGATCGTGTTCGCGGTTGCGTCGGTACGCAGGTCGTGAACCTGATCGGGGTGCATGAACAAGACGTAGTGATCGTCACCGCCAGCCTTCAAAGGCCGGATTTGAGGAGTCAACGTCTTAGCGGTGGTAATCAGGCGATCAATTGACGTCAACCGGAAACGATTAGAGGTTGACGCGGAACCTACGGACGTTTCCGTAGCGAGCGAACCGCCACCCAAAAGTTCGGTTGTCGTACCGTTCTGAACGTAGTGGTGTTGAGAGTCCGGTGCGAGAGCGGCCTGATTACCCGTGTACCGGGTATCTTCCTGGGCTGTGTAGCCGCAGAGTTGATTGAAGAAAGCGGTGTCCATCCGATCTGCGAACCAGTCCGACAAACCTTGTCGTGCTTCCTCGCGGACAGAAAATGGAATGCGCTGTTCAGACATTTTGCCGCTCGAACGAACCGCATGTCGCAGTTGATCGATGAAAATGTCGTCGGTGTACGTTGCAAGTTGCTCTTCTTGCCCTTCCAGGGTTGAATCACCCTGTACGCCAGCACCCGTCAGAAGCATACGAAGCGTGCATCGCACTCGGTCGCCGTCACCTTTGGAGGTGTCGTCGACGATCTGACAAAGACTATTTGAGCCACGACCCGTGAACTTACCGTAGTAAGTCTGTTTCAGGGATTCGTGCCAAAGCGCCTTCGACCAGAGCTTGACTGCTTCCGGGGAGTTGACGCCATAACTTGTGGAAGCCATGGGTGTTACCTCGATTGTTAAACCAGTCTGTGCGACTCGTCACGTGAGTCCAGCGGGCAGCGCTTACGGCGCAAATCGAGGTAGCAGGTAGAACTATACCATGCCAGCATCAACGTGCAGTTGGTGCCACTCTTCGGTGCCGATAATCTTCGCGAACTCACTGTCGGGTAAATCAGCTAGTGAGGCCAGAGTCATTTTCTTGCTCCCCCCAGCGCTGCCTTTTGAACCCAACCCGCCCGGTCGTCGGGGGCGAGAAGCCGATTTTTCCGTTTCGCCCCCCGCCTGGCGGTAAGGCTCAGACATCGCGTAGAACGCCTCGGCGGGGTTTTTACCCGCTCTCAAGCCCTGCTCGATGATGTTCATCGCCTCGTTACGGACTTGGGTTTCAGCATCTGCCGCTGAGTAGCCCATGCCCTGCCACATCTCCACACGTTTAGCGCGCAGGGTTGTGACGCTCGAATCGTAGTCGGGTGTCACTGCGGCGAACTCACGCTCAACATTGTTGAACGTCGTTTCCAACTGCTGTACGTACTGTGCTTGCTGGGTGGCTTGCTGCTGCTGCTGGTTTTGCGCACGGAACTCCGCCATTTCCTTCTGTAGCGCGGCTTGAGTGCCCACCAGATGTCCGGCTGGATCGGTATCCATGTCGGGAATTTCAGCCACTTCGGGAAGTGCCGGCTGTGCTGGTTGAGCCATCGACGCTTGAAGAGCGTCGAAACGACCCTCCATACGGGCCATTTTCTCCTGATCGGCTTTACGCTCCGCCAACAACGCTTGAATGCGGTTGTGTGAGCGTGAGACGGGCGGATCGGCGTCCTCCGCAGCATCTGCTTCAACAACTACCGGATCGGATTCGACGGCTTCATCAATCTCCGGGGTGTCGTCCTCTATATTCGCTAGTCCGCTGGTGGGCACCGCATCGTCGTGTTCGGTGAATGTCGCCGCTATGTGGGCGTCGTGTGCGTCTTCTCGGGCTTGTTGCTCAGACATTAGTAGTTTCCTCGTGGCTTACGGCCACCATTCGGGTTTGCGCCAGATCGGCTTGAACTTTCATCGTAGCGATGTCTTCGTCGGACTCATTATCCTCTCGGGATATCATCAGGTTGGTGCGAGATTGCAGACGTACCGCTTCCTCTTGCTGGGCTATCCGCGCCATTTCAGTGTCATATCTGTGATTCATTTCACGGATTCTAACCGCCCGTTCGTCCTCGCCTATCTCCGCTTTCAGCGCCATTTCCATCATTTTGGCCTGTCGCTCGTCAGCTAGGCGGCGAGATTGGTACATACCTTCGAGTTGGAGTTTCTCCGATTCTGTCTGCCGGGTCAGTTCTGCCACGTAGCGTTTATCGTTCTGTGTGGCTAACTGCTTGTCCTTAGCCTCCAACTGCTGCTGCATCTGCTGCATCTGCTGCTGTAGTTGTTCGGGATCGGGACCACTCTGCGACTCCGCAAACTGCGCCCACTCAGACGCCACCTTGTCCGGCAACGGCGTATAGCGCACCAAACTAGGCGGAATAGGCACCCCAGCGCGCAGCATGGCGGGCAGGATGTTCTGCAACACAGACCACACATCGTCCTTCATGTTGGGTGAAGTCGGCGCGTCTTCGACGATAACGTCGTACCGGCGTACGTCTTCTTCGTTCCAAAACGGCACCTGACGCTCTGTGATGCGCTGCACCAACTGAGGCGTATAGATGGACGCCATCAACGCCAACAACCGGCGTCCTTGGCGTTTGCGGTAGCGTTTCAGCGAGTTGACCAATGGAGCCAAGATAGTTAGCGCGGCCTTTTTGCGCTCTTGTTCGAGCGACCCGGACTGCTCACGATCCACTAACCCCAGCGTTTCGTGATTGACCCCGGTGCAGGCCGGGAGCGACGTGACGGCAAACTGCATCAGCTTGTCGAGCGCCGGAGGGTAGCCCCCCACTTCTTTTGCTGTGATGCGACCACCCGATATCGCGCCGTCGTTAACAACTACGACCGAGTCCGACGCCGCCCACGAATCCTCAAAGTCGGTAATATCCTCAACCGCCCCTTCCTCGACCAACACACCGCCTTTCGATGCGGTCTGGAACGAGAACAGGGCTTGAGACAAAAACGTGTTTGCCCACTTTTGAGGGTCGACCATCTGGCGACCCAGACCAAACCACTGTGCGCGCTTCTCGTCGCGCTTGCCGGTCATGCACTCCAGACTGAACCCGCCAGGTGTCGCCGTTTCCGACTCCTCCAGCAGTGTTCGCCCGGCGACCATTTTCTGCTTGTAGTCCCATTTGCGAATTTTCTTGTGCGGGATTTCCATGTCCCACGCATTCACAAGCGCGTCGTACTTCGCTTCGCTCAGTTCGACCTGCTCTCCGGTGTCGGGGTCCATGACAATGTAAAAATCGACCTTTTCGCGCCACTGGTACTGAACCACCAGGATTGTCTTGTTGGCCTTATCCCAGAACATCGTGTGGTCATGTTCGTATTTCCACGCTTCGGTGGCGTCGTGCTGGATGGTGTCGGCGCGGGTTTCATCTTCAAACCCGTCAGATGCGGACTCCACAGCCTCTTTATGCTCCGGCCACCGCTCGATGACGGCTGCAACATCCCACCACTTCTCACGCATCACCCAGTCAGCATCGGCAAGGTTATTGGCCCGTGACGCCGTATCCCAGCGCATTTCGAGCGGCGGTATGCGGGGGATCACGATGTCGCCGTCTTGGTTGTCGTCGTAGTCGACGGCGGTTTCTGTCCAGCCCATGCCGCAGATGATCATGTCGCTGTATGCTTCGGATTCCTCATCCTCGGCGTCGCAGCCGTCGCGGGCGTAGCTGGACATGTCCGAGAACGCCCCGGCGACTTCTTCATCTTCCATGCCGCGCGAGATGTACTTCACTTCGCGGCGGTTATTCAGCTCATAGCCTTTGATGGCGTCAATGGTGGGGGCGAAGCGATTGAACGTCACCATTGGGCGTTCGTCAGCTTCCATTGATGCTTCGTCTTCGTCAGACCACTGGTGCCCGGCGTAGTAGTCGAACAGCATCCCCGCCTCTTTGCGCCACTCGTCATGCTTCTCGATGTCGAGTTTGCGCGCGGCGTGAACATCTGCCACGTCGTCCGGCATATCAAGGTCTTCGGTATATGGGATCATGCTGACATCCAAGACGCGCCTTCGCGCTTATCGCTGCCTACCCGTTTCTGGGTGTAGCGGGGTCGCTTTTTCTTAGCCATGTGTTTATTCCGCCGCCCGGTTGCTAAGTATCTTAGCGCATCAGCCGCGTGGGACGCCCAGTTGTGCAGGGGCTCCTCTTTGTATTCCTTGGTCGTGCGGTCGATTTTGCGGCGGTACTCGATGAGTGCTTCAATCAGGCGGGCGCACTTCACGTCGTCAATCACGCACTTGCCGAGAAGCATCAGGACGGCGTTTATGCCCTCAACGCGGGACAGTTTTGGTGC